TAAAAGATAAAAGTATATTGAGTCCTTTGGTATATGGACATCAGGAAGATGGTTTATTTGGTGGAACTTATAATTATCCTGCTATCATGGCAGCTGGAGTTGCTATAGATAATGTCGATTTTGGACTTCAAGACTTTATTAGAATTGGAAGAAACTATTTGATTGAAATGTTATTAAGTAATAAACATATTACTTTAAACGGAAATTTAGATAATAGACTTCCGGGCAATATTAACATATGTATTCACGACACTACTCTTAATAGTCAACAAATAGTTGGGTTATTAGATAAGGAAGGATTTATGGTAAGTCCGGGAGGCAGTGCTTGTAATGCAGGCAGCCTAGAACCTGATCCTGTGCTTAAAGCCATTGGATTATCTGATGAAGATGCTAATAGCTCTATTAGGGTTACTATTAGTGGATATAATTCCCGTAGAGAATTAGAAAAATTCTGCAAGAGTCTATTCAATATAATCGATATGTGGAAAGTATAATTAGAAATTTCTCTGCTTCGGAGAATTAAAATATGAGAAGAATAAATTAAGTAACAAAAAAGCTTTACGCTTTGTAAGAACCGTGTAGAAATACATGGTTCTATTTTAAATTCCACTTTAGTATAAAAGTATTACAAAGGCATGGTAAGCCTTAGAAGATCGGGCAGTACGGTCAAGTGGAACCAGAATATAAAATGAAGGGAATGAAAAAGGATATGATTCAAATTACTAAGAATCAAAGAATGATTTTAGAAAAAGAGCACGGACTTAGATTTGGTAGAGATATCTTTGGTAGTTTTTCAAAAAAAAGACATTACTATTTAGTTGAACGTCCACAATTTTTAGAATTATTAAAAAAGATTAATCATTAATTTTTTGAGCAAATGGCGTACTTTTTTCAAGTATATCATACACTCAAAATACATTAATTGTCAAGAAAATACAAGGAAAAACAAAGGAGAAAATATTATGGCTATTACCGTAACGAAAAAGATTGATACAAAGATGAAAGGAATTCATTTTGAAGGAGATACTTTAGTTGACTCTGATGGTGTTGTTATTGATTTATTGAGTGATTTAAAAGCAGTTTATAAAGATAGAGATTTTGATTTATCAGCTACTTTTACAAAGAAAGATGAACATGAAGTTTCTGACTTCAAATAGGTTGGTGAACTTATGTTTGATATTAAGAAAACATTGGATGAATATGGCCTAACTGAGGAAGAATATGAAGCTCTATTAGAAGATTGTCAAAAGAAAGTCAATAAAGAATTAGATATTGATTGGAGTGAATTAGTTGAGAAATATAATCTTAACTGGAATGGAGATTCTCTCCGTAAGGGAAACATTACTCTAGTTGGTGGAGCTTTTGTTAAACAGTATTATGAAGAAAAAATGGCTAAAAGTAATTCTTTTGATGAGGATGAATATTTAGCTAAACTTGATGAAAAGAAAAGAGGGCTAGAGAGAGCTAGAGTAAAACTTAACTCTGATAAAGTTGAATATAACAGGTTGTTAAGAGAAGATGTTAGAAATGAGATGATTGTTGAAAAAATTGTTGATGCAATTAAACTTATAACTCCCCTTTCATTTCCGGATGCGCAAGTATTAAGTGGTAATGTGAATCGCAGAGAATATTTGTTAACTTTTGCTGATTGCCATTATGGAGCAGAATTCAGCTTAAAGGGGTTGCATGGAGATATTATTAATGAGTATAGCCCAGAAATATTTAAATTAAGAATGGAAGATCTTTTAAACCAAGTTATTGAAATTGTAATTAAAGAAGATATTGAAGTTTTAAATATTTTTAATTTAGCTGATGATATTGATGGATTATTAAGGGTATCTCAATTAGTTAAATTAAGATTTGGCGTTGTACAACAAACAATTGATTTTGCTAATTATATTTCTTGTTGGCTTAATGAGTTATCAAAATATGTTGTGATTAAATATCACCAAACACTGGGAAATCATGATCAAATCAGACAATTGGGTATGCCAAAGAATACTTTTGTTAAAGATAATATGATGAAAATTATATTAGAGTTCATTAAAGCGAGAACTGAAGGAAATGATAATATTGAAATTATTGAAAATCCCACAAGTTATTGCTATACAAAATTATGTAACTTCCCTATTTTAGGAATACACGGTGAAGTAAAAAATATGAGCAAAGCAATTGACGATTTTACAAATATGTATAAAACACCTATTAGTTATTTAATTGGGGCACATTTACATCATGATAAAAGAGAAACTGTCGGGATTAATCGTGAAGTGCTTAATATTCCGTCTATTGTTGGGTGCGATGATTACTCTATGAGTTTAGGAAAATCATCAAATGCCGGCGCTTCCCTATTTGTATTTGAAGAAAACAAGGGTAAGGTTTGTGAGTATTCAATTAAATTTTTAAATTAAAGATTAAAAAGGAGAAAAATATGAGAAAAGAAACATTTGAAGATATTTATAATCAAGGATTTGTTGATGCTTTAAATACTATGGAAGATTTTTATGACGTTGCTTACGACGTTATGGATGATTATTTAGAAGATGAATGTGGTTCTGTTACTGAAAAAGCTTTAGCCGAACATTTTATTAGTAAATTTTTAGATACAGTACATGATTTAATGGTTGAAGAATTTTGTGTTGAAGAATTACCTGATGAAGATGTTTGCGATGGTAATTGTGCCGATTGTATCTTAGTTGATGAAGAAATTAACTAAATAAAATTAAAAGAAGGATAAAACATGATGTTTTATACTAAAGAAGAAAGAGATTTATTTGAATATATGAAAAATCCTAATGTTTGTAAAAACTGCGGGAATGAAATATATCCAGATGATACAAAAACATTAGCTCAAGTGAAAAAGATGAAGTTTTGCTGCGATGAATGTAAAAAAGAATACGGAGAAAATAAACCGGATGAGCAAAAAGACGTTAGCGACTCCGGTATTTATTATATTAAAAATTTATTAACCGATAGAATTTACGTTGGTCAAACAAAACATTTGAAGCTTAGATATGGGCAACACAAATACAAGTTAAACAAAGGAAAACATACAAATTATGGGCTTCAAGATGATTGGAATTCATATGGTGAAGATTGTTTTGAATTCGGTGTTTTAGAGAGATGTCCTGAAGATAAATTGGATGCTCAGGAAGAATATTGGATAAAAGAAAAGAATGCTTACAATGATGAAACCGGATATAACAGAAATGCTGGTGGTCAAAGCGGATATTCTTCTGATGACAAAACAAGAAAAATGAGGTCTAAAAATCACGCTGATATTGGTGGAGAAAATAACTCTAATTCTAAGCTTTCATGGGATATAGTCCACGAAATAAGAGACAGGTTTAAAGATGGTAGAAAACCTAAAAAGGGTGAAATTAATGAAATTGCCGATGAGTATGGTATCAGCGTATCTACTGTTAGAAAAGTAAAGAATAATTCTATTTGGAAAGAGTAAAGGAGATGATTAAATGGCTAATTTAAGCGATACTTTAGAAATAGAAGAGATTAAAACCATTAAGCTCTCTGATTTAAAAAAAGAATATAGAAAAGTGAGTCTTGATTATGACAAGATGAAAAATGGTGATTATTGCATGTGTTTAGATTGCAAACCATCTGACGCATGGAAAGCGAGAAGTAATTTTTATACTTCTAAAAAATATAAGGCTGGTTACTACCCTATTTGTAAAAAGTGTCTGTTAAAAAGAATCGAACAAAGAGTTAGTGATAATGATAGACCAAACGAAACAAAAGAGTCGGTTATGAAAGTTCTTCAAGATATGGACTTACCTTACATTGATTCTTTTTATGAAAACTGTAAGAAAGCTAATGCAGATGAAGTCAATGAAAAGAATAGAAAATCTCCTTTTCTTACATATATAACGGCCATTTTATCATTGCCAAACTGGAAAGGCAAAACTTGGAAAGATAGTCAACTTCCTTTGAATTATGAAGGATCTTCTTCTAATAAAAAACCAAAAGCTTCTACTATTAAAAGATTTGGAGAAGGATTAAATAATGAAGATTATTTATTTTTACAAAATGAATATGAAACTTGGATAAGTAGATATGAGTGTTCCACTTATGCTCAAGAAAGAATTTTTGAGCAATTATCTTTAAATAAATGGCAAGAAATGATGGCTATTAGAGAAGGAAAACCTACTAAAGATTTAGTAAAAGCTTCTCAAGAACTAATGTCTACTGCTAATATCACACCTAGACAAAATAGTGCTGATTTAATTTCTCAAGGAAAAACTTTTGGAACTATGATTCAAGATTGGGAGGAACATGACCCTACTCCTGACATTGATCCCGAACTTAAAGATGTTGATAAAATAGGACTCTATATAGACGTATTCTTTAAAGGACATATGTCTAAGTCTTTAAAGATTAAAAATAAATTTTCAGATATATATGAAAGGTATATTAAGAAATACTCTGTAGAAAAGAAAGTATATGAAGAAGATAATACCTCAGAAGAGTTATTCCGAAAAATATTCGGAAATGCAGGAGAAGATGAAGATGGCGAAGGTTAAGACAGCTCAGCAGCTTGAAATTGACAAAGCTAAACGTATATCTGAAACAGTAGCTAAAAGAGCTACTTATTATAGAAATAATCCTCAAAGATTTTGTAAGGATTATTTGAATATAAATTTAAAATTATTTCAAAAAATATTAATTTATGCAATGATGCATAATTATTACTTCTGTTTTATTGCCTGTAGAGGACTTGGAAAAACGTTCCTAACTGCATTATTCTGCACCGTAAGAGCGATACTTTTCCCCGGTAGTAAAATAGTAATCGCATCTAGTACAAGAGCTCAAGGTTCACAAGTTTTATTAAAGATACAAGATGAACTTTGCAAAAACTTTGGGTGGGGCTCTGCTATGCTCAGAAGCGAAATAAGCGATATTCATATTGGACAAAATGAATGTAGTATAGATTTTAAGAATGGTTCATGGATAAGGGTTGCCGTTGCTTCAGATAGTTCTCGTGGTCTGCGTGGGAATGTATTGGTAGAAAACTGCCTAGTTATGCAGTGATGCGTAATTGTAATCGGACAAAATCGGTAAAGACTAAATAAATTTAAAATATAGGAGGAATAATTATGACTAGAAAATTAACAACTTATGAATTTGAAAAAAGACTAGAAGATAATTTTGGTGATCAATTCAAACTCCTATCTGAATATATTAATAATTCAACGAAAGTTAAATTATTGTGCAAACATTGTGGTAATATTATTTATAAAACTCCGAAAAAAATGACATCTAAGGATAAACCCGAGGGGTGTTATATTTGTTCTGGGGAAAATTGGTTTAAAACAAGGGAAACTTTACAAAAAGAAGTTGATGAAAGATATCCTAATACATATATTATTATTGGAGAGTACGAAAAGGCAAGAAAACCGCTGGAAGTAAAGAAAATAACCTGTGGTCATGTTTTTCTTATCTCTCCGGATAATTTACTAAGAGGTAAAAGTTGTCCATATTGTTCTATTAAACAATCTAGTTATATGAATTTAGTAGAAAATATACTGGATAAATATGGGATTAAGTATACAAAAGAAAAAACATTTGATGATTGTAGAAATATTAGACCTCTGCCATTTGACTACTATGTAGATAACTTAAATATTCTAATAGAAGTAGATGGAGAATTTCATTATGAAGAAAAATTATCTGGAAGGCAAAGCTTAGAAGAAGTTCAAAAAAGAGATAATATAAAAACAAAATATTGTAAAGATAATAATATAAAATTAGTAAGATTACCATATTATAAAAAAGAAAATTTCGAAGAAATATTAATAAAAGAATTAAATTTACATGTTAATACCGAGGTAACTAATCAAAATTAAAAGGTTGATTAGCACCGTAGAGCGTAGAGAGTGACGAATAGAATAATCTCTCCAAGAGTGCCCGACATCTCTTATGAGATGGAAATGTACGCCGAACTTATGGGAAACCATAAGAATCGTAAGATAAAAAGCTTATGAGATAACAAAATTGAGTTGATGAATACCGCCTCGTAGATGTTGATATTGTAAATACAGTATTAAGAAAGTTCTTAACAGCTCCTAGAGAACCGGGTTACTTAAACAAAAAGGAATATAAACATTTATTAGAAAGAAATATTGAAATGTATCTAAGTTCTGCTTGGTACGCTTCTTCAGAAGCTTTCACTAAATTCCAAACGTATTTTGTCAATATGCTTGATGATACTAAAAAATATTTTTGTTGTGCCTTACCCTATCAGTTATCAATAAAAGAAGGTCTTCTTATTAAGGAAGCTGTTGAAGATGAAATGTCTGAAGCTGACTTTGACCCTATTAAATTTCAAATGGAAATGGAAGCAATCTTTTATAATGATGCCGATGGAAATTTCTTTAGCTTTAAAGAGATTGCTAGTAGAAGAAATATTAAAGATACTTTCCTACCGCTTGAACTGTATATTAAAAATGGAACTAAGCCGCCAAAATTAAAGTCTGGCGAAAATAGGATTTTATCTGTCGACGTTGCATTGATGTCATCTAATAAAAATGACAACGATGCTTCTTCTCTTATTATTAATAGTTCTATCCCGGCAAACGGAGATGAATATATTGATAATTTTGTATATTTTAGAGGCTATGAAGGATTAGTAACTGATGAACTCGGATTG